ATCAATGACTTTCATACAATACAAGAATTATCAACGTTTGTAAGACGTGGTAGTGGTTGGCAGGCTGAAGAAGGTTCTAATGATGATTTAGTTATGTGTTGCGTTATATTTGCATGGATAACAAATCAAAGATATTTCAAAGAAATGACAGACCAAGATGTACGTGCTAGAATGTACGCTGAACAACAAAACGCAATAGAACAAGATATGGCACCTTTCGGGTTTATGAACGATGGTCAGGAAGAAGAATATCAACAAGACGATAGTGGTGAAGTATGGACTCCTGTGACCGTACGAAAAGGTGATATTTTATAAATATAAACGAGATTAATGATACCTATTAGCTAATAAGAGGAGAACACATATGGCATTTCAAGTTTCACCAGGTGTACTCGTAAAAGAGAAAGATTTAACTAACGTAATACCAGCAGTAGCAACTACGATCGGTGCTGTTGCAGGTCAGTTCAATCAAGGACCTATGGACGAAGTAACGTCTATTAGTTCGGAGAAAGAATTAGTAGAAACGTTTGGTAAACCTGACTCTACAAACTTTGAATATTGGTTTAGTGCTGCTAGTTTCTTGCAGTATTCATCAAGTTTAAGGGTTGTACGAGCTGTAAACTCTGGGAGTGTTAACGCAGTAGTTTCTGGTACTGCATTACAAATAAAAAATACAGATCACTACTCTAACGGTGACGGAAGCACAGGACCTTATAACGATGGTTCTGCTAACGTTGGCGAATGGGCTGCAAGAACAGCAGGCGCATGGGGTAACAACTTAAAAGTTTCAGTATGTCCGAGTGCAACGGCATATGAAACAGCAAATAAAACAACAACAAATGACTCTTCAACAGCAGTTGGAGATACAACTATCGTATTAACTTCAGGAACTGATTTTAATGTAGGCGATATTGTAAACTTCGGCGAAGCTGGTGGACACGAATATAGAGTTACAGGTGTTTCAGGAGCAACTTTAACTTTTGTAAGACATCCATCAGGCACAGGCGGACTACACACAGCTGTAGCAAACGGCTCTGCTGTAAGAAGAAGATGGCAATACTACGATCTAGTAGATAGTGCTCCAGGTACTTCAGAATACGCTTCTAATAGAAGTGGTGTAAATGACGAAATGCACATAGTAGTCGTTGATGAAGACGGTGGTATCACAGGTACTGCTGGTGAAGTTTTAGAAGTTTATGATTCAGTATCAAAAGGATCAGACGCTAAAACACCACAAGGCGATACTAACTACTACGTTGACGTACTTTACAACCAATCAGAATACATCTATTGGATGGATCACGTTGCGACAGGATCAAATTGGGGTAGTGCAGTTGCAGGAATAACATTTACTGCTCTGTCAGCACCTTTCAGTAGATCACTTGCAAGTGGTGCTGACGGTTCTGCTGTAACAACTGCTCAATTAAAAACTGCTTACGAAAAATACAATGACGCAGATACGGTTGACGCAAACTTAATCATCGGTGGTAAAGGTGACGCTACTCACGTAGATAACTTAATTACTATTGCTGAAAACAGAAAAGACGCAATCGTTTTTGTATCACCTGAAAGAGCAGATGTTGTAAACGTAACAAACTCAACTACTCAAACAACTAACGTAAAAGGATTTTTTGATGGTATCAGATCATCATCTTACGTAGTATTTGATAGTGGTTACAAATACACATACGACAAATATAATGACGTATTCAGATATGTTCCTTTGAACGGAGATATTGCTGGATTGGCTGCAAGAACAGACTTAATCGCAGATACATGGTTCTCACCTGCTGGTTTCAACAGAGGAGTAATTAGAGGTGCGGTTAAACTTGCTTACAACCCAACAAAAGAACAAAGAGATATATTGTACAGAGCTAGAATTAACCCAGTTGTAACATTACCAGGACAAGGTACTTTATTGTTTGGTGATAAAACTGGATTATCAAAGCCGAGTGCGTTTGATAGAATAAACGTTAGAAGATTGTTTATCACTTTAGAGAAGGCAATCTCAACAGCTTCTAAATTTCAACTATTTGAATTTAATGACGAGTTTACAAGAGCTCAATTTAGAAACATAGTTGAACCATTTTTAAGAGATGTACAAGGTAGAAGAGGAGTTACAGACTTTTTAGTTACTTGTGATTCTTCTAACAATACTGCTGATGTCATTGATAGAAATGAGTTTAGAGCAGATATATTTGTTAAACCAAATAGATCAATTAACTTTATACAACTACAATTCGTTGCGACAAGATCAGGCGTTGCATTTGAAGAAGTGGTAGGAGGATAAACACATGCCAAATATAAATGACTTTAAAGCTAAGTTAAGAGGCGGTGGAGCTCGTGCCAATCAGTTTAGAGTAACAATGCCTTTCCCAGGTTTCGCAAGTGTGGGTGCTGAAACAGAAACTATGAGTTTCTTAACTACATCTACATCTTTACCTGGTATGACGGTAACGGAAGTTGCAATACCATTTAGAGGTAGGGAGTTATATGTTGCAGGTGATAGAACATTTGCTACATGGACTACAACTATCTTAAATGATACAAACTTCTTAATCCGAAACGCATACGAAAGATGGTTAAACGGTATCAACAATATGTCAGATAACGAAGGATTAGTAAATCCTGTTGATTATCAAGTTGACGCATTTGTAGATCAGTTAGACCGAAATGGTAACGTGATTAAATCATACACGTTCAGAGGAATGTTTCCAACAACTCTGGATGATATTGCTCTATCGTATAGTGATAACAACTCCGTAGAGAGTTTTACTGCTACACATAGATACCAATACTTTGAAACAAATACTACTACTTAATAAACATATAAGTAATAGTAACAGGAGAAACTAAATTATGGCTGAACTATTCGGGTTTAAGATAGAGCGTTTAAAAACCGCTACAACCGATCCAAGACAAAACATAGTTCCACCACAAGCAGAGGACGGCACACAAACCGTCCCTGCTGGTGGGTTCTTTGCGTCTTATGGTGGATTTGATGTAACGGCTAGAAACGAGCTAGACTTAATAAGAAGATATAGGGAAGTAGCACTACATCCCGAGTGCGACCTAGCAATTGAAGATATAATTTCAGAAGCAATTGTATCTAATGAAAATCAACAATCTGTACAACTAGATTTAAGTAAAATAGAGTACAGCGAATCAATCAAAAAGAAAATAAGAGAATCCTTTTTAGAAGTATTAAAGTTATTAAACTTTGATATAAAAGGACATGACATCTTTAGAAGATGGTACGTAGATGGTAGAATGTACTATCATAAAATTATAGACAAAGATAGTCCTAGATTAGGGATAACAGAATTAAGATATATAGACCCTCGTAAAATCAAAAAGATTAGAGAGGTTAGAAAGCAAAGAACAGATGGTATGCCTTCTTCATTTGCTTTTGAAAACAAATTCCAAGAATATTATATATTCAACGAAAGAGGAATACACCCTACTGCTACATCAAACGCAGGTGGGTTAAGAATAGCGACAGACGCTATTGCATTTTGTCCGTCTGGATTAGTAGATCAGACTCACAATCAAGTTTTATCTTATTTACATAAAGCAATTAAACCTGTCAATCAATTAAGAATGATTGAAGACGCTGTTGTAATATACAGAATTGCTCGTGCACCAGAAAGAAGAATATTCTATATTGATGTAGGTAACTTACCTAAAATCAAGGCTGAACAATATTTAAGAGATGTTATGGCTAGATATAGAAACAAACTTGTATATGACGCAAGTACTGGTGAAATAAGAGATGACAGAAACTATATGAGTATGTTAGAAGACTTTTGGTTACCTCGTAGAGAAGGTGGGAGAGGTACTGAAATTACTACTTTACCAGGTGGTCAAAATTTAGGTGAGATTGCAGATATAGAATACTTCCAAAAGAAACTATATCGTTCACTTAATATACCAATCAGTAGATTAGAAGGCGGTCAAGGATTTAATCTAGGTCGTGCAGCTGAAATTAGTAGAGATGAAGTTAAGTTTACTAAATTTGTAGGCAGACTACGTAAAAAATTCTGTATGCTTTTCCATGATCTATTGAAAACACAATTGATTTTAAAAGGCGTCATTGCACCTGAAGAATGGGATAGTATGCAAGGCGATATTACATATTCTTTCTTACAAGATGGTTATTTTGCTGAATTGAAGCACAGCGAAATGATGAGAGAAAGAGTGCAACTTGCTCAACAATTAGAAGGGTATGTTGGTAAATATTTCTCTAACGAGTATATAAGAACCAAGATATTAAAACAAAATGAAACAGAAATTGAAGAAATTGATAAACAAATTGAAGAAGAAGGTTCTGAAGGAGAAGGCGAGCAAGCCGTCCCTGTCATCACGCCTAATAAAGAAGCGAATGGCAGTAAAAAAGAAGAACCAACATTAAAACCAAAAGAAGGAGAAAAAGATGTCGGAAGAAGTAATTAGATATGGTGCAGGTGGCGTTCCTTACGTAGAGAAGAAACCTGCTCCTAAAAAACAAGAAGTGAAGCCCGAGCCTAAAAAAGAAGAAAAAAAGGCAGAAGCACCTAAAGAAAAAAAGTAATAGGAGATAAATAATAGTATGAGTAAAGAAAATTTAAACAAGTTTGTTAATTCACTACAAAAAGGTGACGCTAAACAGGCAGGAGATGATATAAAAAATGCTCTTGCAGATAAAGTTAGTGCAGCCTTAGATGACGCTAAAGTTGATGTGGCTAGATCAGTATTTACAGGACAACAAGGCGCAGACGCTCCAGAAGCGAATGTGTTTAGTGGTAATGATATAAGTGCTGAAACTCCTGCACCAGAGGTAGCAAGTGATGAAGTGGCTCAGTAATTTTATCAAAGATAATATAACTGAAGGCAACGATTACAAACGTACTAGGCAATACAATAAACTTACGCCTAAAATGAAACGTGCTGTAGATATGATATTCAGAGCTGCTGACAAAGACGCAGATGTAATATCAAACTTTGAAAAAAACGTCAATACAGCTGCAAAACAATTTGGTGTAAGTAAACAAGATTTAATGACGTATTTTGATAAAGAAACGTTAACAATTTTAAGGAGATAGAAATGGGAACATTTATACTAAAAGGATCAGCTGTTGCAGGTACTTTATCTGATAACGATATTGGTAAAGCACACTTTGTAAGAATAGTTGCTACTGCAGGTAGTAATACTATTACGGTTAAAGATGGTAGTACAACTTTAGGTACAACTTTGTTACACACAGCAGGCGATGAAATCACTATTGAAAAACATGCTAAGCATACAATATCATCTAGTGGTGCTGTAAGTGCTACTGCTGTAGGCGTAGGACACTAACATGGCTGACACGGTATCTACACAAACATTAACAGATACGACAGGCGTAAAGTTTGCCGTTAAGATGACTAATTTTTCTGACGGTACAGGTGAAACTTTAGTTAAAAAAGTTGACGCTAGCGCAACAACTTTTATGACCGAAGACGGCAATCGTAAAATATCAAAAATCTTTTATTCAATTAATACTGCAAACCCTAAATCAGCAGTAGAATTGATATGGGATGGTACAGAAAATGCAACGGCAGTTTTGTTGTCTGGTCAAGGTTTTTGGGACTTACGTGCTGATGGTAATGAGATAACAAACAACGCAACGACACCAACAGGCGATGTTTTATTATCTACAAAGAATTTTGCAATAGGTGATAATTATACGATTTTAGTGGTATTTAGATAGCAATTTGTATAAATATTAGAGAGAAATTAGAGATAGATACAAATGAAATTAATAACCGAAGAAATATCAAACGCAGAATATATCGTAGAAGAAAAGAATGGTAAAAAAAACTATTCTATCAAAGGTATTTTCATGCAATCAGACGTAAAAAATAGAAATGGAAGAATCTATCCTAAAGAAATCTTACAAAAAGAAGTTGTAAGATACAATAGAGAGTTCATCAATAAAAACAGAGCATTCGGCGAACTTGGTCATCCTGATGGCCCAACGGTAAACCTAGAAAGAGTTTCGCACATGATAAAGGCTCTATATCCAGAAGGCAGTAATTTTATAGGTGAGGCACGAATTTTAGAAACCCCATATGGAAAAATAGTGAAAAGTTTAATTGACGAGGGTGCAAAATTAGGTGTTTCAAGTAGAGGAATGGGCACACTTGCAAATGTAGGTGGTGCTAATGTAGTTAAAGACGATTTTTACCTTGCAACCGCAGCTGATATAGTTGCAGACCCTAGTGCTCCAGACGCTTTTGTAGAAGGCATTATGGAAGGCAAAGAATGGGTTTGGGATAATGGGATTTTGAAAGAGCAAGAAGTAAACGAATTAAAGTTACAAGCAGAAAGTAAAGAGAGAATGGCAAGGGCAGATAAGAACGCTCAAGTATTCGAATCTTTTCTTAAAAAACTGTAATTTTA